ATAAGAGATTTATTATCGGCGATGACCCGTATAAGATTAGATACCGCTCAAAACATGAGCGCGAGAAAACTTTTGACATTGATTCAAGAAGCGTAGTTCAATTCTACGTTATGTATGACAATGAGGCCGTCAATGATAACAAGGAGTTGCAAATTGCGGACTATTTGGAGAATATTTTTGCAATACAATGCGAATCTAAGATAGTAGAGACTGCTGGAACAACTGGTGCGATTTCGACTTCCGTTACTATGAACGGGCAAGAAGTTGTTGAGCCTGTTGAATATTACAGCGGAGATACTTCTGTTATTACAGTAGACGAAAATGGCAATTACACTTGTGTCGCGGACGGAGAAACTACAATTACTGTTTAGATGACGAATAAACCCTCTTGTATTTCCACAATACAAGTTACAGTGGGTGAAGTTGAAAAAGAAGTTGTAGTCACACCAGATGTTCACAAAATTAGACTCAATGAAGAAGTTTCTTATACAATTACTTCTGACGAAGAAGTAACTATTACTGCTGATTCAGATAATCCTTCTTATTACTATAAGTTTACCGTGACAGGTTCTAATACTTTTACGATGAAAAATCTAAAGCAATCTCAATATCCTGTTATAATAACATACTCTGTCGGAGATATTACAGGTACATTTGAAATCACGTTGGGAGGTATCATCTAATGGCTCATTATGAAGAATTAAGTCCTATACTTAATGGTGTTGTTGGTGGTCGCTTCTTACGAGATAAGAAATTGTGCAAATTACTTTATGATTATATTCCAAACGATAGTGATGACAATTATGTTGATTACGAAAAGAACCCTAATGCTCTTTTTATGACGCATATCTATCCTTTGCCCAAAATGCCTGATGCCAAAACTGAGAAGAAGTGCTATATTTGCGCTTATTTCAATGGCGGCTATGAGGTGGATTAGAACGAGGGTTATAGAAATGTGCTATTATTGGTTGATATAATTTGTCATTTAGATGTTTGGTTCGATGAAGACGGCTATCGTGTATACGATATAATGTCACGAATCGACACGTTACTCAATGGGTAGTTTACAGATTTACCCATTCAAGGAACTCCTTATCTAAGAGGATTCCAGACAAGGGTATATGCTGATTATTTCTATGGAGTGCAACTTATGTATAATCTAAAAGTAAATAGCACTGTCGAATGTAATAAGCCAACAATATCTTCTCTAATACGAACAGGTGGCGTGTATGACCCTACCAACTGATGAACAGTTGATGTTTGGCAAAGGATTGAAGCTAACGAATAAAGTGTCTGTTATTCATCCTACATTAGAGTAGGTTGTTAATGACGATAAATATGACGAGTTTCTTCCGTACCTTATGTTTACTTCTGAATAGGTGGCAGACGTACTATGGGTTGAAAACCATATATTATATAAGGACTTAAAAAGTGAGTGGGATTTCTTTTTACAACAATGTATTGCTGGCGGGAAGTCGCATGACGTTCTGTTCAACAAGAATGGCATTAAATATGTCGAAAAGGATTGCTTGATTATAAATTCTACTTACAGAGATGCTCTTAATTATTTTTTATCTTTAGATTGTGAATATATTGTCTATCATAGAAAGACGGGCAATATGGAACAAGATATATTATATTCGTTGTCGGTTGATGGCGACAACTACACATATAATGAGGGTAATTTCTTATTTACTGAGACATTCTATATGTTGACATTAAAGTATCTAAGAAAGATAAACTGTTTTGACCCGAAATATTATTGGCAAACTGCTGGCAACAGAAAAGCGTTAAAGACGTTCTTGGAACGTGAGTATCAAACTCGTCAGCGCAGAATGAAGAAACCTAAACCAGAAACTGTTACTCTTGGTAGTATCATGTCTGGATTAGTTGCTCGTGGTTAGCCTTATGATAAGATAGGAAACTATCCTATTTATATGATATTTGATTTACAACGCCGATTTGAAAAAATTGACGAGTATAACAGTACAATGCAAGGAATTTACAGCGGCTGCATTGATACACAGAAGCATCCTGTTGATTGGGAAAAAATCAACTGGGCCGCTGTTGTTAAAAACAAATAAGAAATGGAGTGTTTTTGATGGCAAACGCAACACCTAAAAAGTTTTCAATGCAGCAATGCTTTGAAATCTTGCTGAGAAAGCCCTCAGACAAGTCTATTATTGGTTATATGCAGGACTGCAAGACTACCGGACTGGAAAACACTATCGAACTGGTCTATCCTACCGGCGAACTAATGCGCCGCCGCCTATATTCGTGAGAATATTTGAATAACGCTTTTAACTGCGGGAACATCCTTAGAGCGTAATATACTAAATTATTATAGCGATATAATAGTGGCTTAACTAATCATTAAGGTACAGTAACAAGTATTGCGATTGGAAAATCCGCAACTAAGATTCTCTTTTAGGTGTGAGAGAATAAAGCTCAACGACTATCCTGAGAAGCTGTGTAAATCAGCAATAGGAGTAGGGCGCAAGTGCGTGGGTGAGAATCCCTTAAATCGAAATGGAGCGCATCTGTTAAGTACAGATGGTGATATAGTCTCAACTTCTGTGGAGACACAGAGACATTTATATGTGGTAAACTTTACGAGTTTATTAAGACGATATTGGGCGCAGGCAATGTCTATGTAGGAGTGACCTTTTTGGTAGCGGCTCCCTCTGTTTGTAAAAAGCAGAGAAAATTCTTCTAAGTGCTGGAACTCCTAATGGCTAATCTAACTACAACGTAACTGGCGACAGTAAGCGTGAACGTGACGAAAGTAGAAAAAATAGATTAGAGGGCGCATGGTTAAATCCTAAACGCTACATAACGGACAATCAGCAAGTAAGATTACTTTTTAGATTAAAGTAATAAACTTCAACGACTATCCCGACAGGGAGTAGGAACAAGCGTTCCGAAATGGAGAATACCCAATAATGGGTAGTGATATAGTCTAATCTCATAAGTAATTATGAGCTGTTTACTTTTCGACATGGTAAACGGGTAGTGATTAGCGAACACTATTGAATTTTAATGGCGCATTTGGTCACAGCAAACGTGCTACTCTGAATGTCGAGTCCGCAACTTACAGCACTGCTATTATGGCTCTGCAAAATGGTACTGAACTGGCTGTTGGTTCTCACGAGATTACTGCCTTTGACGTTATCGAAGTTACCTCCGATATGGTTACTAAAGGCGTGACTCTGAATCATACTCCTGTCGGTGCTACTGGTTCTGAGATTGGCTTTGCTTATCTCGTAAATGAGGATGGCTCTTTTGGCACTGAGTTCACTCAGGATGCTACCGCGAGTGCAACTACTTTTACCTATGCTGATGGCGCGATTAAGTTCGACACTGATGCCATTGCTGTTGGTGACAGAGTTGCTTGTGCGTACACCTATAAGAGTGCTACCACCGCGGAGCGCATTACTCTCGAAACTGACACTATTCCGGGCATGGCTCTTGTTACTTGCTTTGGCGTGGCTAAGGATGTTTGCTCTGAGCAGACTTATCCTTGCCAGCTTGAAGGCATTGTTCAGATTGACGGTAACTGGAACCTCGACCTGTCGGCTGATGGCGACCCCGTTGTTCAGTCTGTGAACATGGAGTTTGTTCGTAGCTGCTTGGAGAAGCGTCTGTACACCTTTACTGTGTACACCGAGGACGAATAATCCTTAAATTGAAATATTGTGCTGGGGCATAAGCCCCAGCTTTTTATTTTGTTTCATTATCAAAGGATAATAGAACTATTTTTAGATACTTTTGTACTACGATTGCAAAAGTATAAGGGGAATATTTATGCCATACCAAAACAGAACTTGTAATTATTGTGGCAAAAAATATTATGTTTGTTTAGCGTGTCAAAAGATGGGTTCATGGAAAACTATTTGTTGCTCACGAACGTGTTGGAGACTTCTAATGGCACAAGAAGAAACTAAAGTTGAGGAAGTTAAACCACAAGTTATAAGTGAGGGGGCTACTAATGTGACTGCTAAACTAAAAAATCGTAAGAAAGTAAGCATAACTGGTTATGATTTGCAACTTGGCAAATTTGACTGTGATGATGGAGAAACCCGCGTCACGGACGATTTTACTGAGTTTACCTTGTCAAATGACGAAATGCACGACATAATCAATATGCTTAATTTTTCTACGAATGGCTAACATAAAACGAAAATTTTGTCTACATAATTACATTTATATCAATAAACGCAAACGCTATATAAACATTATGTTTGGAGGGATATAAATTGAAAACGACATCTATTCTAAATCTGAGCACATACGATGCTACTGCGGACTCCGCACGTCTGACCTCTGAGTATATCAATAATACCTCTGCAAACTTTGATACTATTGATGAGGATTTAGGCCCTTTCAAGGAGACTAATCTCTATGTTGATGAAGATGGAGATGTGTGCCAAAAGGACACCGATACTGATACCGCAAGTGAGTAATTAAAGAGAATCTAAGGAGAAAGGACTATGTTTTTTACATTGATAATCCCAGCTTATAATCCGGGACAGATTATCAAGCTGTTTAATTCAATTATAGCACAACATGAACCAGATTTGCTTGTTATTGTTTGTGATGATAGACCAGATGACGGGATAAGGGACGTCACGGAGCTATATGATAGACTGCTCAATATTAAGTATTGTCATACGAAGGATAGGGAAATGCACAGTCCGGGTAATACAAGGCTTGATGCTCTGCAATATGTGCCAGATGATACAGTCTATTTATTATTTGCAGATGATGATGATTATTTTAACCCAGATATGTTGCCTAAAATAAAAAACAAACTTATACAAGAGAAAATGCCACCGATGGTTTTTACTGATGTGTATGCAGTAACGCTAAGACATGGGGTACAAGATATATACAACTTGAATAACTACGAACGCAAATTGCTATTATCGAAGGGCGTATTTTTACATGGAGTTTTTTATAGATGGGATTTTATAAAAAGCAATGGATGTACCTTCAAAGAGAATATATCCTCCCATGAAGATGGATATTTTAATGCCATGTGTATTAGCTCGTTAATATGTAATAATATGTAGGCTATTGTATTTGGCGGGGTTGAGTTTTATAACTGGTTTAGGCACCCGGGTTCAATAACAGATTCAACCAGATATATTGTTGGTATTGAATATATAGAGAATTATTTTGAAGGTTTTTTAGAAAGTATTACTGAGCCAATGTGTGAAAAATATATAAATACACATTCACATAGGGAGCAACTATATGAGGTATGTGCCAAAAATATGCTACTCGCTTATTTTTATGTACAATATTCCGAATATATTGGAAATAGAAAAATAGCCGACAAAAATAAAGGACTGTATAAAGTCTATCTTGATTACGTGAACCATTCATTTGGCTCGCAAGATTCAGCTCTTGTAGACTTTGCATATCAGAACCCAAGTTTATATGAGCAAGCTAAATAGACCGCAACTAATGCAGGGTTTATCTCTGTCGAAACATAGTCATTCAAAGACTTTATAGATTCTTTATAATATTTTAGTTGAAGGAGGATTCTCATGGACGCTCTTACTCTACGAATTAGAGGAAAATATGTTGTACCAGATGTTAAAGAAATCCTCATTAGTTCTGCTTCCGATGTAAGCAAACTTCCTACTTCTACAACCGCTGGCACATTTGATAATGTTAATGCTAATTACCCTGTCGGTGTGGGTTCAATAGCTTATACCGCAGATATGTCAAGTGTATACCAGTTAAATTTAGAAGATGAATGGGTTGAAGTGGCTTCTTCTGGCGGCAGTGGTGGCGGTGGCGGCGGCGCGACAATCTCTGTAGATGCCACGCTAAACACTCAATCCGCAAATCCTATCGCTAATAGCGCAGTCGCCACTAAATTTAATGAAATAGAAGATGGAATTGATTAGGAAATAACTGCACGCGAGGAAGCTGACGCTGCTGAGGCCACTGCTCGTGAAGAAGCAATTACAGCAGAAGCTACCAATAGAGAAAAGGCTGATACTAACTTGGGAGACAGAATTGACATTCTGTCAGATACCGTTGAAACCGTTCAGGCTAAGTTAAACGGTACCACCGTTTCTCTGCCAGAGGCAAGCATTTCTGATGTCGGCAAGGTGCTTCGTGTTGACGCTAATGGCTTCTGGGAGCTTGCTAAGTTAGAGACTATTGGCGATATTACTTAACTAATGAGATAAATAGCATCTAAGGGTAAATGGCGATGTTTTTACATCGCCTTATATGACGGTATAAATGACGGTGTTATACCGTTCCTATTGGAACGTAATTTGTACCGCTATACAAGGTGATGAATATGAATCCCGGAAAACAATTTGAAAAGAATTTTGCCAATTCCGTACCGAAGGATGTTTACTTTATGCGGATTAAAGATTCAGCAAATAACTTTATGAGGACTTCTTCCTCCGCTTTTGCTACGAGCAACCCTTTTGACTGTTTTATGTTATATGATGGAAACTTTATTCCAATAGAACTAAAAAGCACAAAAGGAACGAGTTTTAGTTTTTAGACAGAAGCGTGCGAAGATGGCAAAGATATTAAATATCACCAAATTAAAAGTTTAGTTTAGGCTTAGACTTTTAAGAATGTTATTGCTGGATTTGTTTTTGATTTTCGTAATAGTGATACTTATTGGATGAGTATTACAGACTTTTATAAATTCTATTGCGAGACCTCTAAAAAAAGCATAAATGAGCAAGATATTATAAATAATAATGGAGTAGTAATTGACAAGAGACTTATGAAAGTCAATTATAAATATGATATACAAGGGCTTTTAGATAATATAACGTCTAAAAGGTGATGATATACTGTTACGTTAGGAGGTCTGATAAATGGGACGAGGAACAGTATACAATAATCTCTATACGCCTGAGATTTGGGCGAATGTTAATCCTGAAAACAAGGCTTTGTTAGATGACTTTGTTGCATACAAGAGAACGTCTGATAAATCACCTCAGACGATAGAGCAATATTATCAAATGATACGCTTGTTCTTTTGTTGGAACTATACTTATAATAACAACAAATTCTTTGTAGATTTGAAAAAGAGAGATTTGGTTAGATTTTTCTCTTATGCAGTCGAAGTTATGGGTTGGTCATCTAATAGAACAGCAACAGTTAAATCTGCTTTAAGTTCGATGAGTAATTATATTGAGAATATACTTGATGATGAGTACGAAGATTTCAGAAATATAGTTACTAAAATTGAGACAAGCGTTAAACAGCCAGTTAGAGAAAAGACTGTTCTCTCACAAGAGCAAGTAGACGATTGCCTAAATAAGTTGGTTCAAGCTGGAAAATATCAAATAGCTTGTTATATGGCTTTGGCTTGCGCTTGTGGAGCAAGAAAACAAGAGCTATTGAGATTCAAGGTCGATTATTTCAAGGACGAATATATTGAGTTTGGTTGCCTTTACAAAACTCCTGAAAAAATCAAAACTAAAGGTCGTTCATCTAAAGGGAAAATGATTTATAAGTATACATTTGTTAAAATGTTCAAACCGTATTTCGATTTATGGATGGATTACCGCAAAGAACATGGAATTGAATCTGAATGGTTATTTGTTGTAAGGGATGGCGAAGGCGGTTATAGACAAGCCAGCGTTGCCTCGGCAAATAACTGGTGCGATGTAATTAGTGATATATTGGGAGAACCTTTTTATTCTCACGCCGCTCGTCATAGATTTGTTACTATGATGAAAGAAGCTAAACTTCCTGACGGAGTTATTGTCGCCATTATGGGTTGGGAAACAAGAAACGGTTCTGGTTTAAGCATGGTTGGAATTTATTCTGATTTAGATGAATCTGATATGCTTGCTGATTATTTTGATGAAGATGGAATTAAAAAGGATATTAAGGTTGGGACTATAACAGATATTGGTGGAACACAACCTAATTATAATAGGTAACGAAAGGGGAAACTTATGAAATTTAGTGAATTGCATGATAAACTTGCACAGCGCCAGTCTAATCTAATAACAGACCAAGACGTTATCAAGTGGTTATCCTCTAGTATAAAAATGAAGAAATATGTTCCCGTTATTCGCAAGTATGCAGTTATTGGTGTGATACAGAACACATATAAAACTCTTTTAGATGAAAATAACAAGGGAGACTTTGATATTGCATATCTAAATATGAGCTATGATATTGTTCGCACCATCAGGCTGCTACTTGAATATACGGATGTTGAATATTCTATGAGCGATATTACCATGAGTAATTATGATTTACTCTGCGGAACTAACTTCTACTCATACGTTATGCTTTATGCCAAAGAGGATTATGATAACTTTGTAGACAAATGCGACAGAGCTACAGGTATTCGTGATTTGCAGATTCTTCATGAAGTTGTTAATGAAATTGCAGACAAGTTTAATATTGATAACTTATCTAAAGTAAGAGAAGAAATTAACAAAATGGATATGCGTAAACTTGGACTATTGGAGTCTGTGGCTAAACTTAACGACCCAACTGTCGCTCAAATCGCTGACGTGATGAAAAAGCAAGCGGCAGTAGAGAGTATGAGTAAGGCACGGGATGAATCATCGGATGAATCTAAAGAAGAAGTTGAGGGTGAATCCGATGAGCAGTTCAACGAAACTTAAAAATACTTACGCAGCAAAACAGTTCATGAAAGCGTATAATCAACAGTTAGATAGTCTACAAAAAAGGTTGTCTAAATTGGTTGAGAAGATAGCTAAAGAAACTGTTTCTCGCGTTCAGGACTATATAAGAATAAATTACTACGAAATGTACCCAGAAGGGGATAATTATGAGCGACTTGGTATGAATGGCGGTTTTATGGGAGCCATAACCTATGATTTTGACCCGTCAGGGCCAAGCGCTACAATTTATTTTGATGCTTTCAAACTTGTATTTGGGCATAAAGGCAGCAAAGTTTTACCATCGCATATTGAGGCTGGACAACATTTCACGCAAGGATTATATGACTATATGATGCTCGGAGAATGGCCTTCGGGAAAACAATCAAACACGGTGGCCCCAAACTTTACTGGCCTTAATACGTATGGTGAAATGGATGACGCTATAACAGACTGGCTGAATGATTATATATCTGATAGGGTTTGGCAAGCTATGAGTGACTCTGGTTTATATATGTCTAAATCAAGCTTTGTACACGTTTGGAGTAATGGATAAGGAGGTGGAGTAATTGGCAGTAAATGACATTATGTTTTAGATTGGCCTTGGTATCAATGGGCAGCAAGCCCAAGTTGACATGGAGGACGTTATTGACAAACTTTGTAAAGCTGTCGAAAATGAAGGCATAACAGTTCCTGTTAATATAGATAAGACGGCAGACGATGCGCTAGAACAATTAAATAAGTTCCTGCAATCTATTGGTGCGCGTGTCAATGTTGTAAAAGACTCGACAACTGGCCTTATATCAGCTATTAACGTAGGAATACCAAAGGCTAATGGGCAATGGGCTAATCTTCACCAAACAATAGTAGATGTTGGAACTGCTATTAACGGTGTAACTAAACTTGAAAGCGGAGACATTTTTTCGGTTCTCAGTGGCTCTGAGCAGTCTGGAACAAGAGCGACTTCACTGATAAATGAAGTCGTAAGTCTAACGCAGAAAAGAATAGACTTGCAAAAACAACTTGCAAACGAAATTGTTAATGGAGATTCAAAAGCTCAGACCAGTTTACAAAACCAAATCACAAAAGTACAACAAAAAATAGACTTAAAGACAGAAGAAATACAACAATATCAGCAAGAAGCTAATGCTCTTGGAGTTACAACTGATTATGTTGATAATCTTAACGCAAGAATATCTGAACTTCATCAATTAACTGGTCAAGAAAATTTTGTTTTAGGTAGTTCGACAGATTTATAGAATCTAAACACAAGAGTGAAAGATATTACTTCTACTCTGCAAGAATTTTCTGATATTGCTAAAAAGGCTCTAAATTCAAGTTCCAATGATTCCACCTTTAAGTTTTATATAGGGCAGTTGCAAGCCTTGTCTCCTGAGATTGATTCAATTAAACAAGATATGGAGAATCTCGGAGTAACATTTGACAAGCAAGGCGCACATTACACTGGAAATCAACAAGCCTTACAAAATCTAACAGAGGCTTATAATAAATATGCGGCAGCGGTAAATGAAGTTGGTACTAAGGTTTCAGAGAAAAATGCTATTGCCAATCAAAAGCAAGACATTCAAGAACTTAGCACAGCATTGACTGAATACTACAAACATAAAAAGTAGCTTGAAAATGCCGACACCAACGCAACTAAAACAGTTGAGCAAGCGGCATTACAACAACTTGAACAGAAATATGGAGATATATTAACTCGTGTTCAAGCGTATTCTAACGCTTTGTCTCAAACTGGACAAACTTCTACGCAAGTATATTCCCAAAATACGCAAGCCGCTGAGAAATTAGTCCAAAAACAGAAAGAGTTACAAAGTTCCCTTGAAAGAACACAAGCTATTAACAAGGACGCTGCTGACGATGCTGCCATAATTGAACAAACGGTTCAAGCGTATAAGGCGTATCGTGATTAGCTTGATAAGGTATACGCTCTAAAAAAAGAAAACGCCACAGGCGTTGATATTAAGTCAGAAACGACTCAATTAGAGCAATTAGAAAAACAGTATAAAAATTTAGAGCAAACCGTACTGTCTAATGGAGAAGCTGTTAGATAGAATACGGAATATAATAGAGACAAAAACCAAGTGACGCGAGAGTCTATTCAAAATCAGAAAGCTCTCAATGTTACAATGCAAAACCAGAGTTTGTCAGATTTGGTAGCTGAAACTATTGAGTACACCGTAAGTTTGTAGAGTTTACAGAAAGTCCTCGAAAGCGTAAAAGATGAAGTATTTTCTCTAAATGAAGCAATGACTAATATCAGATTAGTTACTGGTGATACGGCAGAAAATACACGAGAACTAATGTCAACTTATTCTGACATCGCAAAAGAGCTTGGTTCAACGACAACAGCAGTTGCCGAGTCCGCTGATAGCTGGTTGAGACAGGGCTATACGATAGAAGAAACCAATGAACTAATTGAAGCATCTTCAAGTCTTGCCACTATTGGCGCAATGTCAGCAGAAGATGCAAGCACGAGTCTAATTTCTGTTATGAATGGTTATAAAGTTTCGGCAGAAGATGCGATGAGTATTGTTGATAAATTGACAACGCTTGATATTAACCTTGCAAGTGGTTCGGATGATATTGCTATCGCAATGAGTAAGACTGCCGCTTCTGCCGCCGATGCTGGTGTTGAGTTAGATAAAATGCTTGCAATCCTTGGAGTCACTTAGGACAGGACTCAACAAGCTGCCGAAACTATTGGTAGAGCTTGGAACTCCATCTTGCAACGAATGAACAAGATTAGCGCTGGCAAGGATGTCTCTGACACTGGCGCATCCCTAAGAAAATTTGGGGCATTATAGAAATATAATGAAAATTCTCTCTAATGATTATCTTTATTAGATATGCTTGAAAACCCGATTGGACGGGCAACAGGGAGGAAGATTATGAAATCACCTTGAACGACTAAATGAGAGAACCATATATAGATATATGGATGTGATAGTCTGAACACCGATATATTCCAATTATACAAGTCGGTGAGAGATGGTCGAGCGTAAAGACGCTCTTGGAAGTACCATCTCCGCTTATCTTTTAGATAAGTTATAAAGTAACAGAATGAAATGATGTTGATAAGGTACTTTCTAAGGTCGGTATTAGCCTTCGTGATGAAAACGGTATTCTTCGTGAGAGCGGAGAGGTTTTGGACGAGATTGCTGCCAAATGGGAAACACTCGACAAGAATCAACAATCTCAGGTTGCAACGGCAGTTGCGGGTACAAACCAAGCTAATATATTCAGAAGCACGATGGCGAATTATGACATGGTGTTAGAACAGACCGTTGCTTCACAAGAAGCGAGCGGCTCCACTATGGAACGTATGGCTGTCTACACTGAATCACTCGAAGCTAAAGTAAATAGACTCAAAACCTCATGGACTGCTCTTGTCAATGATTTAGACTTACAGGGCATATTTAGTGAAGCTATTGATTTAGCGACAAGAGCTATTGAAGTGCTCGATTATATATTAACAAAAATTCCCGTAGTGTCGGAATTAGTACAAACATTATTAAAACTCGAAGCCGTCAATGTTGTATTGGGCGGTATATCTAAAGCTGCGAACCATTTACTTGGAGCCGATGGTATTGGTGGATTATTCAGTGGATTTTTGGACTTCAAGGTCGTACTTGAAGGAATAAACAACGGCATGACTAAAACTGTTGTAGGTTTTACAAAAGGTGCAAGCGCGTCAACTATTCTCGGCAATACTATTGGAACCATGGCAAAACAATTTACTGCTGCTGGTGGTGGAATTACTGGCATAGTTTCTGCAATAAGTTCTTTTGTCAGCTTGCATCCAGCAATAACTGCCGTTGCTGTCGCACTTGGAGCAGCATATGCAGCATACAAGATTTGGGATGCAAACTTTAATCCCGAAACAAAGATTGAAAATGCCAAAGAAGCGTACCAACAGTATGCTGACGAAATTACCGAAATCAACTCTTAGATTGCAGAGCTTGAAGATAAATCCGAGGCAATAACTTCGCAAGGAAACTTGACTCAGGCTCAAAAAGATTATAATACCGAGCTTGAAAAGACCATTGCTAATCTTAAAAACGAAAAAGCTGCCAAAGAAGCCCTGCAACTCACCGAATTGCACAATTAGGCTTCGGCAGAGGGGGACGAGGCTCGTTCTACAAGTTTTTGGACTGGCAAATCAGAATACGATTCTACCCTTCAAGATATAAAGTACGCTCGTACAGATAAAGATAAATCTGAGGCAGAAGAAGAAGCCAATGATTTAATCGACACATACGAGAGCTACATAGATACTTTAGATGCTGTTGTCGAGGCTGGCGGGGAACTTACTGACGAGGAAAAAGAAAACCAAGAACTGTATGAAGAACGCATACAAACCCTGCTTATGCTCACTGACGAGACACAAGCATATGCAAGAGCAATAACCAATAATGATGATATTGCATCTAAATTGTCTGAGGTAAAGCAGAAAATAACAGACAATGCCACCGCTTACCAAAAGGCCCGCGAGGTAATTGAACAAGCCGTCACGGATGAAATCAATGCTTCTGGTAAATAGTATACCGCGCAAGAGCGTGTTAATTTAATATACGAGGCTACCGAGCAGATTTTAAGCAACTACGGCTTTACACTCCAATCTGTCGCAGATAATAATGACACCGTTACAGACTCCTATTCTTCGCAAGCAGAGGCAGTGGAGTCATATATAAGCACAATCAAAAGTCTTGAATCGAGCGAAGAAACGCTTTAGACTGCATTTAATGAAATGACTGAAAGCGGAGAAATTCAGGCAGATACAATGTCTGATTTGATTGCCGCTTATCCAGAACTTGCTAACTCCGTTGAAATCGTTGATGGAGCAATGCAGATTAACCTCCAAACTCTTAGCGACACAGCTTCTGCACAATACGAAACCGCAGCAGCAGCAGCAGAGGCGCAAGCCAATAATACTGAAGCGGTAATGAATCAAGTCTCTGCTCGACTGGAATTATATGGTATAGAGGCGCAAGCACTTTCGGCACTTGCTGGCGGTCAAATGACTGCAAATCAAGCGGCGTTACAAGCGGCAGACTAGGCGGTAAAGACTGGACAAATCTCCGAAGATGAGTATGATATAATCTACAATGGAGCCGCTGCTGCCGCCGAACAATATGTCGGTCTCGCCGAAGGTATGGCGCAAGCTCAAAAGAATATCGAAGCTCTTAGAGCAAAAGCAAGCGGTGGGCTTTCTTATACTGGTTCTAAAAGTAAGTCATCTGGCAGTTCCTCTGGGAGCACGGCAAAAGACGAAGCCTCCGATGCTCGTAAAGAGGCGTATGACCTCGAAAAATCTCGTTACGAGCAAACCCAAAACGAATTAGAGCTTGAAAAATCTAAACTTGAAGCGCAACAAGATTAGATTGAGAATGAAAAGTCTGCGTTAGAAATAAAGAAGTCTGAATTAGAGTTACAAAAAGAACTCAAAGAGCAGCAATTAGAAGTATTACAAGATGAAGAAGACTCTTTGGATAATATCTTGGATTTAATTAAAGAAATGACAGACCAAGATTATGAGAATCTAAAGACTAATCTTGAAAATATATCTGACTATATTGATACGTTCCGAGATGTTCTTTCTGACGTTAAAGACACCTATGATGATATTGTAGATGATGCTAAAGAAAAATTAAAAGCAGAAAAAGAAGCCGCTGATAATCAAAAGGAATTGCAAGAGAAATCTCAAAAGGTTGCGGAAATTCAAGCTCAACTCGCAGAGATTCAATTTGACGATTCTTCTGATGCACAGAACAAGAGAGTGGAGCTGACTTCGCAACTAAATGAAGCCATGCAAGACTTAAATGACGAAGCGTCTGATTAGGCTTATGACGCTGCTGTTGACGCTTTGGACAATACGGAAGATAAAGTCGATTAGGTCTTTGAGGCCATTGATACAATACTTGAATCTTCTCAGGGCGTAATAGAGGAATATGTCAATTATATTTCTGACGTATTACAATCTGACGGTAACTTGTATCAAGCTGCGTTGGCTCAATTTAGTGCTGCTGACGAACAATCTCGTCAAGAACTATATAATAGACTACAAGAATATAATGCGCAGTATGGTGACGGGATTGAAGCTAATGTTACTAAGAAGTGGGAAGATGCTTTAACTGCATATAATAAGTATGCAGAAGCCACTGGCTCTACCGACACTGGTACTATACGTAATTATATGTAGACTCAGGATAATACTTTAACAGCGAGTATTAAAGCTGACGAGCAAGCTATCAACACTTTAGACAACCAAATTAGCCAGCTTGAAATAGATATAAGCAAATTCGACCAGTCTATTTCTGATGTTGAGTCTCAAATCAATAATGTAAAATTGGCTTTAGACCAATTAGAGATAGATTATAACGGTCAGGAATTAACTATATCTGGTGTTACTGCTGCCACACAAGAAGAAATAAATGCAAAGGCTGGTGTAACTGCCGCTACTAATGATAATACAACCGCATTAAATGACAATACAGTTGCACAACAAGAAGAAGAACAAGTTACAACTTAGGTCGCTGACGCTATGAGTGACACCGAGTATAGTGCCACTGGTGCATCTGACTCGTTAGACAAGGTAGATTCTTCTGCCTCAAATGCAGACACTGGACTTGGCACACTGACTTCAAGTGCCGATGCTGCTGCTGGCGCATTAGACGGAGTTGCCGCTTCTGCGTCTGGGGTAGACACGGGAACTTCTTCTACTGGCAGCACAAGTACATTAGGCAATCTATTTACATTCTTAACTGGTGGTGGAGATTTGTCGAACGTATTTGCGAGTTATCTTGGTAGAGCAATAACTAAATATGTTCCTAAAGGAATCAAGGCTTTGGCAAGTATTGCCGTTGCATCTAATCATGAAGGAACAGATTATGTTACTAAGGCCAATTCTTGGTTGGATGACATGCTGGGATTAGGCAATGATGAAACCGCTCGTGTCCTTAAAGTCGGTGAAGCTATTATCCCTGATTACGCAAACAACATATCACTTACACAAGTAGATAAACCGTTTAGCGGAGCGTCCGCTATAAATCATCCTAATACTTCAAATATATCTAATAGCAACAGTTCTCTAAACATTGATATGGGTGATTTGGATATTAGTGGAATTGATAGCGAAGCGTTAAGAAACGAGTTACAATCTATTAAGAACGAAGCTACTGACGAAGTGTATAGCACTTTGTATCGCTATATTAAAGTTGGCGGTTATCGCAATGTAAGAAGATTATACGCATAATATAGATTATTCCTGATACTGATTTTTCTTTAGATGCAGAGAAGTTAAGTCAGGGTTTATTATATAAATCTAAGAAAAACAAAAGGTGGTGAAAGATAATGGCATTGATGGGTTATCCATTTATATTTGATGATATTCCATCGGAGTTCTATGGATGTTCTATTGCTTTCTTAGATGAGGACGCAAATAAGCGCAATAGTGGTTCTGGTAAAACATTCACCACTATTACACCGTTGCGTTCTGGTAAACAAATTCTTATCAACTCTACTCAGGATTAGGCGTTGTCATTTGGAGTAGAGATACTATTTGACTGCCCGACAGACATCCATACATTAACAAAGGTAAAATCTTGGCTTTCTTCGCCACTAACTTTTAGAAAATTAAGAATATGCGCAGACTTATTCGACCAATATTACTATAATTGCTATTTCACATTGAATTAGGACTTAATATATATTGGCGGCTATCGAGGTGTGTCTGCCACTGTGACTTGTGATGCGCCTTGGGCATGGGAGAATCCTAAAACAATAAATCTAACAAGTGGTGTTACAACTACATTCTATAATGAATCTGAGGATGAGGAACTCATGAAACCTATATTGAAGTTCACTACTGCGAGTTCTTCCTCTTATGTTATTATCGAAGTATACAATGAAGATTATTCATTTGATAGAACTACCACCATATGTGCGCTTGCTGGAAAGACATTAAGTTATACGCAACAAAACGGCACAACTGTGAGTTATACTACGCCAGACTATTCTAAATCATGGCTAAGTATAGAAAATGTCACTTTGGACAATGGCTCTGGAATATTTACTTCTACAAATTCGAGTGGAGAAGTAGTTACAGGGCTTAGAAGAATACAAGGGTTTAACAAGGTATTCTTGTTTATACCTAAAGGTAAATCATATATTAAATTTACGGCAAGCGCTGTAACAAATGCCAAGATTATATATTAGAATATAAAGAGAATCGGAGGTGGTTTCTATTAAGACTTCATTTACTTTTGGTGGACGTTATCGTTACCCAGAACTGATATTGTGTAACCCAAATAAATCCATGCTTGGTTATCTAACAAATATTAAGAATCTAAAATTCACGCTTAGAAGTATGGACGTTTCAGAAATGACTTTTGATGTGTACCGTACTGATGGAACGGCTGAGTTTGATGATTATAGGTATGTTAGGAAAATGCGGCTCATTCATGTTGAAGAAATGGGATATTTCGTAATATAGGAAGTAAAAGAGGTTCTTGGTGACATTGTTCCGCATAAAGAAGTCACTTGTTATTCCGCTGAATATATGTTAAACTACAAGCCAGTTAATCTAACAACAATTACTTCTATAACTGGCGGGACAACCACATTTGCTAAAAGCTATAAGTTCTATGACCAAAAATATCCTGACACTACGCTGATGTATATGTTATTTACAGCGGCTGGATTTACAGACTGGAAATTTGATTTTAAGTCAATCCCAGAAGTTATTCTAAATAGATACCGTTCTTTTGATGATACTGGCGATGGATTATATGGATTTTTACAAAATTACGTTTCAACAGCGTATGATTGCGTGTTTACTTATGATATAGAAAATTATGAAGTAAGCGTCCACACCAAAGAAGAACTTGTTACTCCATCAAGCGTATGTCTGTCTTTTGATAATCTTCTCCAACAGGCTAATATTACCGAACTGTCTGATGAAATTTCAACCATCCTTGCGGTCAAAGGTTCTGAAAATATGAGCCTGTCTCGTATTAACCCAACGGGCACAAACAATATCTATAATTTTGACTATTATCTTGGTAAGTATGACTATGACGGTAATCAAGATGACCACTGGCAAGATTGGATTGACGAGAACTTTAGCGTAACATCAGTAAAGTTTGATGATAACGGAGATATAGTTTGGGCTACCTCTACCGTTCCAGCGAAAACTACCACTACATTTATAGACCATGTAGAACTTTGGCAACAGCAGATTTATAAGCTCATAATGAGTTCTAACGAACAAGGTTCTTATGCGTGGCTATTAAAACTGTACACATATCTAAATGCAAAGTATGTCTATATGACAGCTCAACAGCAATATGCTGAGTATATTTACAATTATTGCACAGAGGCTATCTCGACATACCAAGAAGAAACGAAAGAAGTCAAAAAATCAAGCTGGCTTACAATACTAATTGGCGCTGGTGTTGCTCTCGCAGTCGTTGCTGGTGTTGCTCTTGCTGCGTTTACTGGCGGCGTATCACTCGCCGCAGTTGGTACAGCGCTTGCTGGAGGCGGTGTTGCTGTTGCTGAAACGCTTGGACTTTCAGGTGCTGCTGCTACTATTGTTGGTGTTGCTGGACAGGCGTTATTTACCGCTGGTGTCTCTACTGCATTTAGTGGTCTTTTGCAACTCGGTTTAACTACTTATCAAACTAATATTACAAAAGAAGAAATGCAAAAATACCAAGACGTAGCTCAGAGCAATCTAAACGCAATTAGAAGCGGCAATGGTTATTATTACAATCTTACTCCTTCTACTATTACCAACTTAGCCTCTGGTACATATGGGAGTTTCGTTGTAGACGAACCCCTGTATTGGGTTTCTGGCACATATAATTCAAGCAGTGAAGATTCAATATACCAAAAAGTTCCTACTGATAGCGGTGTATCTTCTACTACTACTTAGATTTATTGTATAGACGTTCTTGAAAAGAAAATAGATTATGTTACAGACCAAATAGAAAAATACATTAACGTGTATGCCTACAAAAATTGGTTTAGCACAAAAGAAAAAGAAACTCTCGAACCGTTCTTAATTCAGAGTGAATACACCGATGAGAGTTTTACTGCCACTGATGACGTTGATGTAAAAAATGCAAGTGACCCTCAAACTTATGTCGCCACAAGTCAAGGCACTATGACAATAGAAGAATATAATAACGCTACTAGTGGTTATTATGCCGAATATGTTTGTGCTGGTAACACTGTGAATTATAAAGCTACTCCTTATGTCATCAACGAACAATAGGTTCGTTATTGGATGGCGAATAATACTTCTGGTACCGAATATTCTCAATATAAGAATAATCTGAGCAAACTTAGTGGTTCTTTCTATATTACTTATGACGGTTCGGGTTGGAGTGTAAGCGACTCTACTGGACAAATTGGTTATGTTAGTAAATATAGTAGCGCATACCCGTCAGATATGGGTATAACAGCCAATACACATAACGGTTCTTACACTTATACTCCGCAACGCAACGACTATATTCTGCTGAAACTGTATTCTGATGAGATAGAAATTATAGATACCACTATAATTGCAATGCAATTAGCGCAACAGGGGTATGAGGTGCTTGAAGAATGTAGTCAACCAGCTTTTGGCTTTGATATATCATGCGCAAACTTTATCTTATTGCCAGAATATACAGAGTGGACAGAGGATATTGGATTTAATATCGGCAATATAACTCTCGGTACTGAAATTACTGTAATAGATAACAGCGGTACCGTATACAGACCGTTTGTACAAGAGATGTCGTTTGAATACGATAACCCTGACAGTTTACAGTTTACATTTGGAAATAAGTTTGCACTTGGTAAAAGTGAGTTCACTCTTGGACAATTACTTTCCGAGACTACAAGTTTGGCGCAGAGGACTCAAAGGACTCTAAGCGCTTATGGAGACTCTACTTCTACTTCAACTTATTCTAATTCAACTGTTACTCAGGGAGTACAAGAGCAAATAGACAAAGCAAATCAAACAGATGAAGATTTGCAAAAACAATTAGAACAAGAGCAGGCTGCTCTTAGAGCAGAAGATGCTCAAATACGGGCAGAACTTGACGCGCAAGAAGAATAGTTCAACACGGACATACAAAACGAACGTACTGCAAGACAAACGGAGATTCAAGATTTGTAGGCCCAACTCGATAATGTATTGGAATATATTCAAAATATGGACATAACTCAACGCATAGCCGATGCAACAAGTTCGATGAACAACTCTATGGCTGGTGGACTGGGGCTGTATTGTACTCAAATTACGGAAAGCGATGGGTCTATTAAGTATTGCTACCATGATGGCGCAACTATGGCAAGTAGTAAAACATATTATTACTATACATCTAGTGGGTATGCCTATGCAACTTACGAAACTCCCGGTATTATTACAGAGTCTAACATTGAAAGTTGGACTGGTTGGCAATACGGGATGACATCTTCGGGCCTCATGATAATGAACGAGATATATGCCCATAAGATTACAGGTGATTTAATAGAGGCCAACACTATAACCTCTATAAACTTAGGTGCGAGTTGTATAAATGCTTCTAATATTAACGGCAAGATTATAACCGGTGATTTGATAGAGGCTAATAGTATATACGCTGATAACTTATCTTATGATGCTGTGTTTAGAAAAATATGGTAGCAATCGCTTAGTTCAATGTCAAGTGGTTATACAATATCTATGACTACTGACGCAGAGGGAAATTACATCAGTGGTTTTTATGGAGCTATTGTATATACCGCTGGGAGTAAGGATTTTACGTCAGCAATTTGTACAGTCAACAATATAACTTCACTAATTTCGCTAGTTTCTTCGGCTGCGATAGGCGGTACTTATGTTTATTCATCGCAATTCATTGGTGCTAACTCTGGTGAAGTCGCTTCAACTAATAGCGGCTCTTATGACACTGTTAGTTGTAGAAGCTTTAAGTATATTTATAGTTCTTCAACGAACCGCTATTTATATTTTTATGATAACTACACACTTGCGTTTGGAACATTCAAGGTAGCTGGTAAGTCTTGGGGAATGACCGTTGGACTTTCCTTATGTACCTGTGTTTGTACCAATTTAGGATGCGGTTTAACGTTCTGGAACGGTGGCGCTGGGCCAATTTGGGAAAGTTTCTGCGGGGTAACGAGTGGCTCTACTAACGTGTTGCCAAAACGTACCCGAAACAACTATTACAATATTCCTTGGCGTGTATATGGATTTAAGATTGGATTGTAACGAGGGGAAGTGAACTAAATGCCAGATTTAACTAATATTGCTATTGTTGCTGTAATGGACAACTTAGGTAATATTCATAAAATAAACTACGAGACACTGGAGAATTTGCCGGGAGCTATCAAAAACCCTTATTCCATTACAATATTTGGGTAGACTTATGATGGCAGCAACAGCGTGACTATTGCCCCAACAGTTGCAAGCGCAACAGAACTTGGCTGCGTAAAGCCAGTAGCTAAAACTTCTGCAATGTTACAGGCCGTTGGTGTAGATTCCAACGGATTGCTATATACGCAAGGCGTAACGATAGATACAGTTGTTATGCGCAACAGCTCCTCTGCTGTTAGCGGTAACGCTGTTTACTCGTTTGTTGACACAAACCTTTCTGCTGTTTCTTCTTAGATGTCAGACTTAAAAGATGGAATAGAAGAAGAATATCAAGCGGCAGATACTGAATTGCAAACGCAGATAACCTCAAACGATACAGATATTTCAACATTATAGGGGAATGTCACCACTATTAACACGTCTATTTCGGGCGTAAAAACCGACATGAGTTCGTTGGAAACAAAACTGCAAAAAGAAATAGATGCTAATACTACGTCAATCACAAATAATTACAATACGCTGACGGCAAAGAACACTTCACAAGATACCGCTATTTCTACTAACGCTTCAAATATTACAACTAATGCTACTGAAATATCTAACACAAAAGTTTCACTTAGCTCCGCTATCGAACGCATATCTGCTAATGAAACAGATATATCTAAATTACAATCTAAAGAAACGGGTAAATTTTTCAGCACAGAAACAGAACTTATAGATTACGCTGCTTCAACTGGCGCAAAAGATTTAGTTGTAGGCGAAGAAATGTATGTTACTGGATAGACCACATACTTCTATGTGTGGAATGGGACTTCTGCAATAAAGTATATTACTCTTGTTGGTGAAGATAACTTTATGGCAAAAATGAACCCTGTCGGAACTGGATTCTTCAAGATGAATAGCGAATCTGGAAGTATTGGGGCAAACGGTGTTAGCCTTGGTGATAACAATTCTTAGAACGGAACTTGTGGTTTCACTATTGGCTATGGACTAATAGAAAATATAGATTACGGTGGAGCTATCGGTAAATATAACGCTACTCCGTCCGATGATGAATTATTTTCTGTCGGCTATGGCGATGATGACGATAATAGGAAAACTCTTGTAAGATTAACCACGGAAGGTACTCAAAAATATTACGGCGACATTGTGGCCTATTCTTCTGATATAAACTCAACTAAAGAATTTAACGAAGAATTATCTACTTACCACTATTCTCAAATTAAAGGTGAAATTATTAAAGTCTCCGTGGATTATGACACATTTATATCAAAAATCACTAAAAATGATTCTAATGCCTATACATTTGAATATATTTTAGACACGGACAACATAGGACATTGGCAATCCGATAGCTTTAACTTTAAGCCGGATATTCAATGGAGCGGTATAAACTATTATCCAATAAGTACGATAGGTATTTCTACAACTGATTCTGAGGGTAATGCTTATTCCAGCTATGAAGTAGGAGACAAAATTACTATTAGATTAGTATATTCTTCTGAGATTAGTATGTACCAACTATACAGTGCTTTTACTAAACTTGGTCTGTATATAGATGAAGATGGCGATGTTTGCCAATATGATTAACTTTTTTGATATATAACTTTTGTTTCAAATCATAAATTGAAAGGAGGGCTGCTATGTATTGTGAATATGACAAATATCTTGTTCATTTGCATACAAGAGAGATAATCCAAGGAGACACTTGTGTATTTGCCTATCAATTTACAGATTAGGACGGCGGCGCAATAATTCCTACTGCCAGTCAGTTCTCATGGAAGTTATGTAC